TCAAACCCAAGACTCCGATCATCGGTCCTGCGTTTAGTGACGACAGCGAGTTTGTTAAGCAAAACATCAAACCTAAAACTGCTGGCGGTCGTCTTGTTTCTCAAATTGGCGCTGCTATTGGTTTTGATCTTGGCGTCAACAAACTGACCAAAGCTCCTGGTCTTGCTGGTAAAACCATTCAAACAGTTGAAAAGCTGTCTGATGTTTGGAAGAACAAAGATCTGGCTCAAGGTGCTCGGGTCATGGCATCCTATCTGATCAAAGACGTTCTGCCTGAAAGCATCCAGGATGCAATGTTTTTCATGCCTCAGCCTCCTGCTGCGATGCAAAAGGAGTTGGATGAAATTCAGAACCTTCGGACTCCTGAAGAGCGTATCCGTGCTGCTGAGGTGCTTCGTGCTGAAAATCCTGAAAAGTTCAACTACGCCTTTGAGCAGTTCAAAAACGTTGGTGTTGGTGTAGCTGCTACCACTGCCCTTCGTGGGACGTTCTACCTGGCTAACCGCTTCCTTAGTAAAGCCACCAGTGGTATCCCTGCTCAACAAGCCATGGAGGAGGCCACTCAGGAGGCTCTCCCGCTGATCCGCCAGGAGGTAGAGGCTGAGGGTGTCAAGAAGGCTAACGAAGTCATCCAAGACCGTCTGGGAGCTGTTACGTCTGAGCTGTACAAGAAGATCGACGAGAACGTAGCTCAAATTGCTTTTGGTGCCCGTGCTGGTGCTGAGTCGTTCCTGCAGCGTCAACAAGAGCTGATTCCTGACCTGACTCGTATTCGACAGGAGCTTGAAGCTGTCCCTCCTGTGGGACCTGAACGAGCAAGTGTTGCAGCTGAGATCGACTTTCTCAGAAGCGTTTTGGGCGTAAAAACCCCTGAGCAAGTTGCTGCAAAACAAGCCAACCTAGAGGCCCGTCTGATGGCCTACGAGGATGCTATCGCTAAGGATCCTGAGTGGATCAACAAGTCCACTGGTGTTGGTAAGAAAGCGAGCAAGAACAGCACCAAGGTTCGTATGGCTGCTCAAGCTGCTGAGCGTCTTGATCGCCTTCGGATCCTGCAAACGCAACTGCAAGAGTTTGACAACCTTGACCTTGAGCGGACTGCAAAGATTGCTCAGCTAGAACAAAAGGTTGTTGAGGGTCAAACCTCTTCTATTGCTTTTACCAACTCCCTTAACGACGCTCGGATTCTTGTTGATACTCTCGACAAGCTGAACGATGAGCGTATTGGTTATTTGGAAAGCTACAACGCTTTGCTGTTCCGTGAAAACCGCCTTGATGAGATTGATACTGATTACACCCTGAAAGATGCTTTTGGTCAGGCTTACGGGGAACTCAAGGATCTCCTGAACGCTGGTGAGGCTGCTGTTGTTAGCGGTAACCTCAATCCTCAGTTCATCAACACCTTTATTAACCGTGTTGATGCCATCCATAACAAAGTCATCGACAACGGTGGTTTGGCCCCTGTTGTTCCTGAAATCCCTGAAGACCTTCAGCAGACTATGGCTCAGGGCATTACTCCTGATCTTGAAGAGGCCATTAAACCTCCTGCTTCGTTGGTCATCCCCAAGCCAGATGCTCCTGTCGTCAATCAAGTTCCTGTAACCAAAACTGACGACGGTGAGATTGTTGTCGACACTGACACCATTGGAGCTAACCGTGCTCTGAGTGAAAGCGTTCCTGGTGATGATATTGCTGTTAACCCTCGTGAAGTGATTCGTGAAGTTAACAGGGACCTTGAGATTAACCAGGATCCTAGTGAGACCTTTGAAAACCTTAGGGACTTCACCAAGGGTTATGAAGATGCTCTCAAGGAACAGAAGCGTCTGATTGACAAGACTGGTGACGAGGACATTGCTGATAAAGCGTTCCAGATCTACAACACCAGCGCTACTAAGTACACCGGTAGCTTTGACAATGCTGCTGCTGTTAAAGCGCTGTTTGAGACCTTTGATCGTGACGCAATCCTTCCTCAGCAATACGGTCTAGCCATTCGTAAACTTGCTGAGTTCATGGGTGGTGACTCCAGGCTCAATCAACTGGCTGAGTTCATTAGCGCTGAACAGATTGGTAAGGACATTCAGAAGAACCTGAACAAGATCATGGTTCCTACTGCAACCCTGGACTCCAATGCCTCTGCTGCTTTGGCTGCTGCTCGGGACCTCAGAAAGATCATGAACGATGAAGATATTCCTGGTCTTGATCGTGTCACCGCTTTGGATAACTTCAAGACTAATTTCCAAGTCTTCGTCGCTAACGCCAAAGCTCTTAACGAGATGATGTATGGCGTTGGTAACGCTCTTCGGTTGTTTGATCGTCGTAACCGTCTTCAATTTGCTGCTGGAGACCCCAAGGTTCTATTCAGTCGCTTTAATCAAGAGCTAGCCACTTTTGGTGACAACCAGAACTTTGCTGATGTTCTTGCTGACAAAACCAAAGCAGCTAAAGCAGAACTTGAAGAGCACTACGGTGATTTGTTCAAAAAGATCAGCGACGACGAAGATCTGACTGATGACGACCTTGCTGGTCTTGAAAGTCTTGTTGAGAAGATCTATGAGTCTCAAGGTGACATCAGCAAGCTGAAAGATCTTGAAGTTACTGCTGATGCAGTTCTGGCTCGTTTGCAGATTGGTTCTCCGCTGTCTAACCCTGCAACTGTTTTCTCGATTCCTATTCAAGGTATTCCTGAAACGTACCTGGAACTGACTGGTCAAGCTGCTAGCGGGGTGATTACTAGCAAAATGGCTAAGTGGCTTGGTAAAACTGAATTTGCCAAGGAATCGCTTGAAGAAGCTCGTATTGCTGCTGACACGATCCTTCAAACTCGCTTTGTGCTTGGAGAGGCTCTAGAGGCCACCTACAACCGCTTTGTGTACGGTAAGGCCATCTCAGACCCTGCACAGGCTGCTGACAGCGCTTACGAGATTCAAAGGGCTGGTGGTTTGCGTCGTGAGGAAGCCATTGCTCAAGACCTCGCTCAAAAGCAAGTAAGGATTCCTTTCATCAACTACGTCATGGAGCGTGGGGAAAACGACGACAAGCTATTTGACACCATCAACGGCAGCCGAGTGTTTCTCAAGGCGTTCCATGATTACTTTATGCCTGCTGAGGCTTGGGAAAAGCGCAGTTGGGTTGGTAAAAACATTTTGGGTGGTACAACCACTGCCCTTCGCGGTATGGGTCTTGGTAAAAAGAGTTACTACCCAGGTGGTGAGAACGTAAACCTCAGCCTTTTTATGCAGCTTTCTGCAACGGCTGATGAACTGACTACTGCTCTCTTTGCCAACGCTCACGTTAGGGCTGTTGTAAACAAAGAGGTTGATGATCAAATTGCTGCTGGCGTAATTGATCGCGCAGACCGAGCTGAAGAAATTGCAAGGCGTTTAAACAAGGAAATGTCTGATATGTATAAGCCAGTCAAGGTTGGTTTTGATCAGCAAACAATTGGTTATTCAGTTCTTGATAATCAAATCCTTCAACTGACTCGTGCCATTAACCTTACTGAAGAATTGACTGGTCCTTTGGCTGATGCTGCTAATGCTGTTAACAACCTCCGTAACAGTAAAACTTCAGCCTTTGCTGCTTTTGGTCGTGATATTTTCCCGTACCTTACCTCTCCTCTAAACGGCATCAAGCGTGCTGCAATGATCGCTTACGGCGGTGAAATAGGTCAAGCCGGTGTCGATGCATTTAGGGCTGGCCTTTCTACCGGCATAAAATCGCTACCCGAAAAAATTGCAGATCTTCTTCCTGCTAAAACCCGTCAAGACATCATTGACTTTGAAAGTAAGTATGTAAGTTCTGATCCAAAGATTCGTAGCCGTGCTCAAGGAGCTTTGGCTTTGTCTCTTGGCATTAACGCTCTTGCTTTCTTTTTGATGCGAGACGGTAACCAAGACATAACTGGTGGTCTTGAAAATACTTATAGAGAAGCAGAAGGTGCTCGTGATCCTTATACCTGGAAAATTGGTGGCATGATGCTTCCTTACCGTTATCTACCTGTTATCGGTAACACTCTTGCTTTCCACGCCAGTATCAGGGATCTTCAAGAGTTCTCTCCTGGCCGTGAAACCTCTGGTGCTTTTGCTCTTGCCATTGCTGCTCTTGCAAACACCATTTTGGAAACCCCCGCTATTGCTGGTTTTGATCGAGTAATTAAGGCGCTTACTACAGCAGGTACTGGTGATGTATCTCGGGTACAAAAACTAATTGCAGATTCTGTTGCAAAAATTGGTGATCCTTACCTAAACCTTAGAAAAGTTGTTGTTCAAGGACTTGATCCTCGTAAACCTTCAAGTCCCATAACTCGTTTTATTGGTAAAGGATTTTACTCAACTGGAAAACTTGGTGAGAAAGGAATCACGATAGCTGACATTGGTAACAGCATTTTGGATTCCTCATTAGGAAGCTTTGGTATTGCCTCTGAATACAGCCCTATAGGCGCTTTTGCTGATGCTCTGGTATCTGTTATCCGTAACGAGCCTGAGTTCCGTACAGCGTCTCGTAAAGCCCTCTGGTACGGCAAACCTGGAACCACTGTCAACGCCAACCACGCTGGTAAATGGTATCCCGTTCAAGCTGTCCTTGGGCGCTACTGGCTGTTCCCTGACAAGCTCGGAGAAGATGATGTTGCTAATGAAATTGTTACAACCTTAACTCCTGGACCCCGTAAAACTTTGTTTAGTGCTGATGGGGTTGGCATCAATGAAGCTGTTCTTAACAACTTCAACCACTTCTTGAACTCTGAGTTTGAGTATTACGACCCTGTGTTCAACAAGCAGTACAAAGGTGCTCACGCTTATCTCAAAGACCTCGTAAACAGCAAGCAGTACAAACAGTACCCTTCTGTTGACTCTCCGTTCCGTATGGGTCCTATGGGCCTTGTCCAGGATCCAAACTGGGGTCGTGAAGACAATATGCGGCGAGTAATTCTTAAGAACGAGGTTGATAAACTAATTAGTATTGCTAAGGAGCAATTCTTAATGGGTGATCTTCCCGGTCAACGCTACAAAGCTCCTGCAGAAATGAAACAGCTTGTCCTTCAAAATCGTCTGACCGGAGGTGCCCAGTAATGGCTTACGCATCAGTTACTTACACCAGTGCTTCTGGTACAACGTTTGCTCTAACTAACAGCAGCGGAGATCCAATTCCGTATCTGCGTCAAGCTGATATTGCTGTAACTGTTAACGGCACCCTTAAAACTCAAGGTACTGATTACACCTTTAACAGCGCTGGTACTGCAATTGTTCTGGGTGTTGCTGTTAGTAACGCAACGGTTAGCATCAGTCGAATTACAGACATTAGTGATGCAACTGTGGTTTATACCGCAGGTTCAACACTAACTGCTCAAGACCTTAACAACGCTGATAACCAGATTCGTTTTGGTCTTCAAGAATTTAGTGATACTTACGCAGCTCTGACCACTGGTACTGGTGACCTTCAAGTCCTTGGTGGTTTTATTGGTTCTGCTGAGCCTTGGACGGCTGATAACGCCCACGCTGCCACTACAGGGGCTATTGATGGTCGTATCGACAGCAAGATTGATACTGCTCTAACCACTGATGTTGTTGCTGGTGACTCTCTCACCATTACCGACAACAGCCCTGCAAGCGGTCAAATCACGATTGGTGTTACTAACGCCAGTATCTCCACTGCCAAACTTGTTGACTCTGCTGTTACTACAACCAAGATTGCTGACGGTAACGTAACCACTGCCAAGATCCTTGACAGCAACGTAACCACTGCAAAGATTGCAGACTCAAACGTTACGACTGCCAAGATTGCAGATAGCAACGTAACCACTGACAAACTGGCTAACGGAGCTGTAACCAACGCAAAGGTTGCTAGCGGTATTGATGGCAGCAAGATCAGCGCTGACACCATTGATTCTTCAAAGCTGACTGCAGCGACTGTTGTTGTTAACTCTGAGGTTCCCTCGGTAACGGTTAACGACACCAGCTTCTTCACCACCTCTGCTGCTGATCGTCGGTACTTCCGTCAAGACAGTGCTGAGACCATTGATAGCGGTATGCCGTGGAGTAGCAGCGATGGCTTTATTGCCACAACTGCTGCCATCGACGCTCGCATCATTGACCTTGTGGATGATGTTGGTGGCTTTGTTCCGATTGAAAACGAGACCAGTTTTCCGGTCAACAACCCTGACATTAATAACCCAGACGGCGCTGGGACAATTATTAGTGTTAAAGAAATTGTTACGACTCGTACCCCCTCTAGCGGTACTGTAACGATTGCTAACGGTGCAGGCAGTAACACCGTAACGATTACTGGGTGTGGTTCAACTGTTCTGCCTTCTGGCTACGGTTTGTTGGTTGAAACGACCACCACGCTTCACACCTATGTCTTCCACCGTCTGACCCCTAAAGCAACTGAGGTCACGACTGTTGCAAGCATCTCTGGGAACGTAACTACGGTTGCTGGTATCAGTGCCAACGTTACAACTGTTGCTGGGATCTCTGGAAACGTCACAACGGTTGCTACCAACATTAGTGATATTCAAACAGTCGCTAACGACCTTAATGAGCCTGTTAGCGAGATTGATACTGTTGCTACCAACATTACTAACGTAAACACCGTTGGCACGAACATCACGAATGTCAACACGGTAGCGACCAATATTGCTGACATTCAAGCGGTCGCTGCTGACCTTGCTGAGCCTGTCAGTGAAATCGATACGGTGGCAACAAATATTGCCAATGTAAACACTGTTGGAAACAACATTACCAACGTCAATACAATTGCTACAAACAACACAAACGTAACGACTGTTGCCACCAACATTGCCAATGTAAATACCACTGCTGGCTCTATTGCCAACGTCAACACCACTGCAACCAACATTTCTAATGTCAACACGGTTGCCAGTAACAACGCCAATATCACCACTTGCGCCACTGACATTGCAGCGATTATTGCTGCTCCAACTCAGGCAGCTAACGCGGCTTCTAGTGCAACTGCAGCAGCTACAAGTGCAGCCAGTGCTGCTAACTCAGTAACCGCTCTCAACAACCTTGCCTATTATGCCAACTGGGGCCTCATCACTGACGCCGTTGGTACAACTGCTGATTACGGTAGTCTTTAATTAAAGGAGCTTTTTGCTAATGTCCACTCAAATTCAGCGCCGTCGCGGTACTACTGTTCAGCACAGTTCTTTTACTGGTGCTGCTGGTGAAACGACTATTGATACTGATAAAGAGGTCGTAGTTGTTCACGACGGTGTTCAAGTTGGCGGCTACCCTTTGATGCGGGAGAACGGCAGCAATTCAGCTCTTGCTCTTGGTTCTGCTGGCACCCCTTCTCTGAAGTTCACCGGGGACACCAACACCGGCATCTATTCCCCTGGCGCGGACCAAGTAGCCATCTCAACTAATGGCGTTGGGCGGTTGTTTGTTGATGCGAGTGGGAATGTTGGCGTTGGCGCTGCACCTGTTGTACCACTTGACATCCAACAGGCTCAAGCAACTCAGCGCCTGTATTCAACAACTGGTACAAATACTTCTCACATCCAATTTCGTAACACTGGTGGCATTGCCTATGTAGGTCTTGACAGCAGTACCGGTGGTTCCTTTGGCGCTGCTTATGGCTTAAGCCTTGCTCACACTGGTGCGTATCCAATTACGTTTGTTACCAACGGTCTAGAGCGGATGCGCCTGGACTCCTCAGGCCGCCTAGGTCTGGGGACTACTCTTGCTGGCAACGCTAACAACCGGTTGCTTGTTCGCAGTGACAGCGCATCAGCAATTAGCAATGTGTTGCTCCTGAACAATGGTCCGGCTGATAACAATGCTGGGCAGGGCGTACGAATTAA